TTTGTGCTGATGAATCAATGGGGTTACCAGTATCACTAACAGATATGACAAAAATAGAAGACCCATTTTATACAACAGAAAGAGAACATTGGATAGATTCATTATTAGCTAATCAATTTACAATGTCAGAAATAGAAGATGGAACAGCATGGAAATGTGTTAGTAATAAATAAAAAGGAGAAAAATTATGGGCAGTATATCAGGTAAAGTATGGGGTCAAACAGAATTAGTTTTTGCAAATTCTAATATTGAGTTTCATAGAATAGATATTAAAAAAGGTGGTGTATGTAGTAAACATAAACATAGTTTTAAATTTAATGGTTTCTATTGTATGACTGGAAAACTATTGATTAGAGTTTGGAAAAATGATTATGATTTAGTAGATATGACAATTTTAAATCCAGGTGATTTCATGAGTGTATCTCCAGGTGAGTATCATCAGTTTGAAGCATTAGAAGATTGTATAGGATTTGAATTATACTATGCACACTTCGACCATGATGATATACAAAGAGAAACTGTTGGTGAAATGAAAGACAAAGAGAAGATGGATAAAGATGAAGAGCAACTAATGAGATTAAGAAAAGACAAATGAAAATTATAGCAGGACCATGTCAATTAGAATCTTCTGAACATGCAATAGAAATTGCTAGTGCATTAAAAGAGTTATGTAATAAGTATGAGTTTGAATTTTATTTTAAATCATCTTATGATAAGGCGAATAGAACATCACTACATGGTAAAAGAGGACCAGGTATATTTCAAGGTATGCAATGGTTATCAGATGTAAGAGATGAAGTAGGTTGTAAAGTATTAACAGATGTACATGAGGTATGGCAAGTAAAAGAAGTTTTACCTGCTGTTGATGTATTACAGATACCAGCATTTTTATGTAGACAAACAGATTTATTAATTAGAAGTGTTGAACTTGCAAGTCTAACAGACAAAGTAGTTAATATAAAGAAAGGACAATTTTTAGCACCTTGGGATGTAAAAGGTATTTTATCTAAAACAGGAACAGATAATGTTTGGGTTACAGATAGAGGAACAAGTTTTGGTTACAATACATTAGTAACAGACTTTACAGGTATACAATATATGAGAAATGAATTTGATGTGCCTATAATATTTGACGCTACTCATTCTGTACAAAAACCAGGTGGTAAGGGTAACTCATCAGATGGTAATAGAGATTATGTACCTGGTTTAATTAGAGCCGCTGTTGCACAAGGTATAGATGGATTATTTATAGAATGTCATCAAGACCCGGACAATGCACCAAGTGATGGACCTAATATGTTAAAATTAGAGGATTGTGAAAAAGTATTTAAAGAAATAAAGAGGTATAGTTATGAATGATTTTCAGTTAATATGTTTTGGGATTGCAGTAGCACTTTTAGTTTATTGGAGTATAGGTAGTTATGATTAATTGCTTCATCGGATACGATAGTAAAGAAAAGGTTGCATTTAATACACTTGCATATAGTATATTAAGAAACAGTACAAAACCTGTATCAATAACACCTATCTATTTACCAAACCTTCGTGATGATTTTGTAAGAGAAAGAAATAATTTATCATCAACAGAATTTTCATTTAGTAGATTCATGGTACCACATCTTATGAATTACAAAGGGTGGGGTGTCTTTATGGATTGCGACCAACTTATGTTAGGTGATATTGCAGAACTATGGCGATTAAGAGATGATAAGTATGCAGTACAATTATGTAAACATGATTATACACCAGTAGAAGATAAAAAGTTTTTAGGTCAAGTACAAACAAAGTATGAGAAAAAGAATTGGTCATCATTTATGTTAATGAACTGTAACAAATGTCATGAACTTACACCAGACTATGTTAATAGTGCAACAGGTTTACAGTTACATCAATTTAAATGGTTAGAAAGTGAAGAACTAATTGGTGAATTACCATTAGAATGGAATTGGTTAGTAGATGAACCAGGTTATAATACTAAATCAAAAGTAAACAACATACATTTTACAAAAGGTGGACCTTGGTTTAAAGAATATGCAGACTGTTCATACTCAGAAACATGGAAAGAATATCATAAAGAATGTTCGTGGATAGAAACATGATACAAGGATTCGGCACAAGAGAAATAACAGACCAAATACTAAGAGCATTTGTTAAAAGTGCGAACGGTGTTATGCATGAAAAAGAAAGAGTAGTAGGTCAATATGAACAAACATTATGGAACACATTTAAAGAAATAGATTCACCTGTTGCAGTATGGGGTTGTTTGCGAGGTACACAATTAGTTATAGATGAGGCAGTCCGAAAAGAACACGATTATTATTTCTTCGACCATGCATATGTAATGAATGAATCAAAACATATGCCTAACTTTAAATTAAAAGATAGAGTTTATAGAGTTACAAAAAATGCACAATTAGTAAATACTCTTGATGAACTATCTGATGATGATTATAAAAGAATAGAAAAGTATGAAGACCATGTAAAATTAGAACCTTGGAAAAAAGATGGTAAATATGTTTTAGTATTTGAACCATCAGATTTTGCAAAGAAATGGTGGAATGTACCTAACTGGACAGAAGACACTATTGCATTATTGAAAAAAAATACAGACTTAGAAATTAGAGTTAGAAAGAAAAGTAGTCTTATATCTTTTGAATCAGAAGTTAAAAATGCAAAGTGTGTAATTAGTCTACAATCAGCAGCTGCTGTACAAGCACTTATATGGGGCATACCAAGTTACTGTGAGGAAATGTCAGCTGCATATCCTATATCACTTGATGTAAAAACATTTGAAAAAGGAACAGATAGTATACAATACATACCTGATAGTAGTAGACAAATGTGGTTGAATAGTATACTTGCAAATCAATATACAATGACAGAAATTACAGACGGAACTTGTTATAATAGATTAAAAAATAAATGAACATATATCATAAGTTAGATTGGCCTAAATGTTTATCTCATGAGATATGGGAAGCATTTAAAAAAGGTTGGCCAGAATCAGACCAAGAAGTACATTTCTTTTGGGGTCTTGCAGGTAAAAATGTTTCAGAAATTCAAAAGTGTATAAGTGAAGACAAGACATGGTTTATGATTGATGTAGGATACTTCACAGAACAAATAACAAGATATCCAGAACCCAAAATTAATGACTATGATAAAACATACTTTAGAATAGTACATAGAAACTTACATACAATACGAGGTAGTGTTGGAACAGGTGAAAGATTATCTGAATTAGAATTAAAAGGTATTAATGTAAACTTTAAAGGTTGGGAAACAGGTGATACAAATCATATTCTAGTTTGTCCTTCATCACAAATGGTAACTTATAATGTAAATAGTATGAATCAAGATGAATGGATAAATGAATGTGTAACAGAATTAAAAAAACATACAGACAGAGAAATAAAAGTAAGAAACAAACCTAGACCAGGAAATGAATTTTGGAATACAGATATAAAAGATAGTTTAAAAGGTGCTCATTGTCTAGTTACTAATATGAGTTTATCAGCAATAGACGCTGTATTAAATAAAGTACCAGTAGTATGTCATGGTAAAAATGTATGTTCACCGATTGCAAGTAGAGATTTAAAATTTATAGAAAAACCTTTTAGACCAGGTAGAAAAACTGTAACAGAATGGATGAAGTTTGTTGTAGAGAATCAATTTACTTTACCTGAAATAGAAAGTGGTAAAGCATTTGAGGTGATGAGGAAACAAATAATATGATAAATGTATGTTGTGTATTTTATGGTGATAAGTATGACCACAAGTATGTTCAAGTATTATATAATATGATACAAAGACATTTAACTATACCTCACAAGTTTATATGTTTTACTGACCATGTCAAATTACATAAAATAATAGATGGTGATATTGAGTATAGAGAATTTCATCATAAAGATTATCAAGGTTGGTGGAATAAACTTCAGTTGTTTTCTCCAAAGGCAAACTTAGAAGGTGTTAATTTCTATCTAGATTTAGATGTAGTCATATTAGAAAACATAGATAAGTTTATCACATTTAGTGCAGAAGATGAATTTTCAGGAACTAGAGATTTTAGTTATCCTACAAAGGGGTTTAATTCTAGTGTTATGAAATGGAATAATTCAGTAGAAATATCAAGAATATGGCATCCGTTTATAAAAGAGAAAAATAGACTTATGGGGAAACAAGGTGACCAAGATGTAATTTCAGAATTATTAACAGACATTGTTACAGATAAACCTAACTTAAAGGTAAAACCAAAACCGTCAGTAAAACCTTATCCTGATGAATGGACATTTTCATACAAGTGGCACGATAGAATCAATCCTAGATTCGACCGTGGTAAATGGGATTTCACCAGATTAGAAGGTGCTTCAATATCTGTATTTCATGGTAAACCAGACCCTCATGATTCTGAAGAAGATTGGGTCAAAGAAAATTGGCGATAAAAATAGCTTGACATAGTATGTTAGATGGTATATACTCCATGTATGGACTATCAAAAATACACACCAAATGAGAACCATTCTCAACAAATCACAAAAAGTACACCAAATGAGAACCATTCTCACGAAAATAATTTAAATTATTTTACTATTCCTATAAAAATCAATAGTTTAGGAGGGCAGAAATAGCTTGACAAAGACTGTAGGATGTCCTATAATGGTACATGAAACTAACAAAAGAGAGAAAAACTATGAAATACATACTATCAGACATTAAAAGAGGATACAAGATTACAACAATCATGAAAAAACATGATATATCTGCGACACTAGTTATCGCATGTATGAGAATTATACAAGGTGACAAATAATGAAAGGATATGAAATGCAAGAAATCCTGAATGATGATACTTTTTCTGAAGAAGAAAAAAGAGAGTTAATATCAGACATGTTGAAATCTGAAACAGAAGTTTCAAAATTCAGAACAGTAAGAACTGAATCAAAAAAGAAACAAGACAGGTCTCATGAACAGCACTGTGAATCCTTACACCACAAGTATTCTACAAGTAAGATGTATTATAGACCACAGAGAGAAATAGATAGATATTTAAGAGGAGACAAATAATATGATGTTAATTAAAATATATGGTTCATTGTTTATGATTGCCTTATTAATCAAGACAATTGAGATGAAATATTGTAGACCAGCTTATGCAACTTCGAGGAGTAAATAATATGAATATGCTAAATCAAATTGAAACATGGCCTGGAAAGGGCGAATGGATGAAAAGAAAACCATTAGGTATGGAATCTCTAAAAGGTCGTACATCTGAAAGATTATATACAAGAAAAACATTATACAGAATGATAATTGATAATCTATCACCTGATAGAGAAAACTCAATTTCTAAAAATTTACCAATAGATATATTGCATGATTTTAAAATACACTTTAAAGGTATGTTTAGAATCAGATACAGAGGAAAAAGTGATTACAGTAAAAGATATTTTAGAAACCGTTTTCATTGTGTTCAAGAACATGCAACAAGTTTCGCAATTTATCCTACTGATACATCAACATTATCTATTAGTGAGGAGGAATAAAATGAGTATGAACGATTACGCTATGGATATGGCAGAAGACATTATAAACGATATGTATAACCGAGTATCAGAAGGTGAAATAACCTTTGATGATACACAAAGAATTTATGCAGATGATTTAACAAGTGAACAAATAGAATCATTAAAATTCATAGGAATTGAAGATGACGCTGATTTTAGAAAGGTAATAGAAATTACTGGAGATATAAATGAATAACGGATATTTTGCAGTATGTTTAGATAAGACATACCGTGATATGATTAAACAAAATGCTACAATGGATGTTGTAAGGTCCGACCATATTACAATATCTTATAAACCTAATGATGATACTTTTAAAAGATTATCTAAATTAGTAGGTACACGAGTCAATGCTCATGTTAATGAATTAAGAGCAAATGAAAATATAGAAGCATTTTGGGTAGAAAGTATGTTTTACGATTCATACAGATTATCTACACATGAAAAAGAATTACTAAGAGTGGATCCAGGTGCTCCACATATAACGATTTCACATAAGACAGATATTAAACCATCTGAAGCAGGTACAATGTTTACAAATCCTACTAGACAAGAAAAAAAAGTAGGTTATGTAGAAGGTGTATTTAAATGGATAGAATTTAAAAAAACAGGAGATAGACTATGATGACTGAAGAGCAAAAATATGAACACACACAGGACAGAGTTATGTCTGCAATAGAACATACCAGAGAACAAGTTAAATATATGATAGAATCATCAGGTCTTGATATTGATACAACAGACTTTGAAAATCATTTTGAATCATTAAAATCTAATATAGAAATAATGATGGAATCATAATGGAAGTATTACAAGAAATAACCGATTGGGGCGAGGATAAAGTATCTAACAATACTTACTTTGTAAAGAATAAGATTAAACTTCATGCCTATATTAAAGAAGGTACGAGTAAAATTATTAAATTTGCAAAACCTATATCGTTTTCAAAATCAAGAAGAAAGTTTAAAAAATTAAATATTGACAATTATGAGGTACAACTATGATAAGAAAAAAACAGAAGTCAGATAAGATAGTTATTGACTTAACAGGACAAGATGGCAATGCTTTTTGTTTACTCAAATATGCAGATACATTATCGAAAAAAATGGATTTAGATAAAGATACAATCTATACAGAAATGACAAGTGGGGATTATGAAAATTTACTACAAGTATTCGACAGATACTTTGGTAGTTTTGTAATACTAGAAAGGTGACAAGTTTAATTAAATTCATAATTGTTGCTTATGTATTTTTAAATTTACATAATATACATGATTGGATATGCGACAAGTTAAGTAATTTAAGTTTAATAATATTTAGGAGATAAACTATGATAACAAGAGAAGAAATTAAAATCGGTTTTACAGAATGTGATACCACAGAAAAGAAAATAGAATTTTTAGAATTTCACATAAAACAAGAAAAAGATATTCCAGAATTATATGAGAATCTAATAGATTACCAAGGAAATAAATTATTCAAATTTGAAGGTTTATTAGAATCATGGACTTCACCTTCACCAATTGATTACTTATCATTGAAGAAATTTGGATTAACCATGCGAGAATATGTTATGAGGAAGATTACTAAAACAAGTATGAAAGAAAAAACAACAGAAGAAATGGTTGAAGCTTTAGAAGTACCGGTACCTAATGTTCCGGAAGATGAAGTATCAAGAGTTGTAGGAGAAATGAATGAAGTATAGTGAAGAAAAAATATTACAAGAAATAAGTCAATACATTGAAGGTACCTATAATCAACATTATAGTGCAGACAAAGACGGATTCCAAGTCCAAGATATGTTACGACATTTAAATATTGATAAAGATTTTTGCCAGGCAAATGCAATTAAGTATCTTTGCAGATATGGTAAGAAAGACGGAAAGAATCGTAAAGATTTAATGAAGGCAATACATTACATAGTTTTGTTATTGTCTAGTGAGGATAATAATGCCACATGAGTTTTTAAGATTTATTGAACAATTAGTTTTAATGAAAGCAAGTGTTTCAATATTAAAATCAGATGACCCAATTAAGATAGAAATCTTAGATTACATTGATACAGTCATTGCAGAATACAATGTAGAAATTGAAGAATTTGAAAGAAATACGGCAATGGAAATGAAAGATAGGAGTATACATTAATGAAATTAAGTACATTTATATTAATAACCGCTCTAGTATTATGTTTTACAACATCAAGAGCTGAATCAAAAACAATGACAATGGTCGTAGATGGTAAACCTATTATAACGATTACAGTTGAAGAAGATGAACCTGTAAAAGAAGAAACTGAGGAAGAACCTGATTGTGAGTAAGACCAGAAACTTTGTACAGAAGTGGTTAAAACGGTTTTGTAAAGCCACCGTTGAGGTGGATAAAAAGAAAAGAGATAAACGAGGATATGTCAAACATAAAAATAATGAAAATAAAGCTTGACAAACGCTTTGAAATGTCCTATAATGGTGACAACAATAGAATTACTATGTGTAATAGTCATGACAGACTTAAAAATGTCAAATTAAATAACAACAAAAGGTAAATATTATGGCAAGAGCTAGACTAAGCAAAAAAGAAAAAGTACTAAACTTACTATCTAAAGGACAACCAGTATTCTGGAGAACCCTAAGAAGTAGATTTGACTTAACATCACCTAGAGCAATGGTTGATACATTACGCTCAGAAGGACATATGATTTATGTCAATGAGAACACAGGTACTAACGGCAACAACACTTCATATCGTATGGGTACACCATCTAAAGCGATTGTGGCTGCTGGAATCAAGAAACTTTACGGAACAAGTTTCGCTTACGGTTCTTAATTGAAACTAGAGGTGCCCTTAATTGGGCACCTCATTTTAACCTTGGAGGAAAAAATGTATCATAAAGTCAGTACAATGTGCGACAAGATTAGAGTAATTTATGATAAGTCAGAACAATTAAGGATAATGAAATACGGTCATCAAGATGATGACACAACAGAAAAATTTTCACAAGCAGAAGTTGATGTGCAAATAAAAGATATACAGCAAATGTGTAGAGAGATAGCAAATGATAAAGGAAAATATGGTAGATATCCAGCAAAGAAAAACGCTTAAAACATTCGCTATTGTTTTGATTGGGTTGTCCTTACAAGGATGTTTGGCGACCAGGTCACAAATCGGTGCTGGTTTAGGTGCAACAACAACGACAGTTGCATGTGTTCAAATGGGTATTGATAATCCATATGTAATTGCAATGTGTACCTTAGGTGGTGCAATTGCAGGTGCAGAATTAATGTATCAGTCAGACTATGATGTTCACTATGGTACTTTTGTAGACCATATGAATGTTGCAACAAGTGGTTCATCATATACAAATTGGTACAACAGAAACACAGGTAATAGTGGTATAATAAAAACAACAAGTTTATATTATCAAGGACCTTTTAAATGTGTTGATTATGATGTAACAGTAGACATTACAAATTCATGGCCAGTTATAGGTATGGGTAATGTAGACAGAAGAACAGAATTTGGAACGGCATGTCAAATGCCAGATGGTAGATGGTTAGAAAAACCATATAAAAATCCTTATACAGGAGAATGGGTGAGTGCAAATGAATAAAGATGAATATGGATTTATGATATTTTGTAAATTGATTTTATTATCATGGATATTTGTATGGGCAGGTGCAGTTGCAGATGAAGAATTTCACCCTAAAGTAAAACCAATAAAACAACAGTCTTGTTTTACAAAGATTATAACAACAATTAAAGATGATGTGGTTACAAAAGAAGAACAATTAATCTGTGCAGACGGCAGAAAAAACTTTGATGAACCAGGTTATTGGGAATTGTATTCAGAATTTTATTATCGTGATACCAATGCACCAAGTTATTGCAGGTATTATGATAGACCGAATCATGCTTTTAAAACACCAGGAAAAGCATGTCTTACAAAATCTGGTGATTGGGAGGTCCAATGATAAAAAATATAATAATATTTACTCTTGGATTCATTATTATTACTATGACTAGTCTTACAATTGAAGAGGTTGTGATACATCTTAGTGGCAGTATAAATAGTGTTATTGACAGAGTGATAGGAGTAATATAATGAAAAATTATATAATAGTTGCA